CTGAGGATTTTTGTGGAACTTGAGTAGTAGTTGCATTAACAGTTACAGGATGCATTTGGTAAGCTTCCTGAATTGGTGCTTTAGGGGCACGAACTGCTTCCAAAAGGATATCTTTTAGTTCCTCTTGGATAGCTTCTCTAACTGCTTCTTTGATAAATGATTTTAATTCGCTCGGTTTCATTTGTTATAAATATTGAATTTAGTAAGCTTTTAAATTATCTCGGTCAATTATAAATTGAAGTTCGTTTATAAGAGTAGTAGGATTAGTTGTAAAAGACAACTCAGTTTGCAATACTGGGATGCCAAACGTATTTAATGCTACTGCTTTTCTACGAGTTACAGTGTTACTAAAAGGTACTTCTTCTATTTGTAATACAAATCCTTTATAGGTACCATCATTAACATCTCCTTGATTTTGGGTGTTAACAATACTTTGGATATCATTAGATATATTATCTAAATTAGCTTCTTGACCTAATGCATCTTTAGCACATAAATTAATTAAAGCATCAAGTTGATTTAAAGAATTAACTATTTTACTAATAATAGAAGTAACTACTGATATAGGGACTACGGTAGCGTTAATACTACCAGAATTTTTTTCTAGTAATGGTAAGATTTTATCATCGATAGTTTCTAGATCATTTAATAAAGCAGGAACAGCACCTGGTAAACCAAAAAAAATAACTTTAGCAGCTGCTGAGGCTGTTAATTTAGCTGTTTCAACTGTAGATAATAATTTTTTTAAAGCACTAGTTACATCTTGTAATCCCCCAATACTAAAATTTAAAGTATTTAATTTATTTCCTATATTATTAAGTTGCCCTACAATATTATTTCGAGTATCTATTAATCTTTGTAATTGATCGGGAGCAGGACAAAATTTCTGTTTTAGCGCTTCTATTTGTTCTGGTGAAGTTGCTTCGGTTCTTGCTTGTTCAAATTCACCTAATGCATATTCTTTAGCTAAAGATGTTAATTTAGGTAAAATAAGTTTTAAGGTTTGTTTTCCTAAATTTAAAATACGTTGTCCCAACTTAGCCTTACCTTTAGGCTTTAATTCTTTAGGAGTATTTTGTTCAACTATAGTAGAATCAACTTGTTGAAGTTGAGTATTTTCTTGAGCTTGTTGTCTAGTAACAGCCTCTTCTTGTCTTTTTTGTTCTATTTGAGGAGGTGTTAGAGCTGGAGTTGGGGGAGGTGGAATAGGTGTTAATACTTCTTCAACAATTGTTGGATTGGGATCTGGGAATCCAACAATTATTTCCTCAACTAATACTTTTTCAGACGCAGAAAAAGATTGAGTTCCTTTCCTAATTACAACTCCTTCAGAATTTAATAAAACTGCAGTTTTGAAGGGACCTAGTCTTTCAAAGATAATAACATTACCATTTGATAATTTAACATATGGAGGAGTTATAGTCATTATACAGTTTTTACAGAATTAGACATTAACCCATTTAATTGAGCTATTAAGTTATTAATAGTAGTATTAGTTAATGCAGCTTGAGTACTTGTAGGAGCTAATAAAACACCTACAGGAACACCTATTTGAGATGATAATATATTAGTTAATGCAGCTAATTCTTGAAGTAACGTCTGTAGTAGATTTATAGTAGACTGACCAAGTAAAACCGGTTCAGTAGCGCTTTTTGACCCAAGATATACTTCACCCGCCTGTAAAACTACAGGACCTGTTGTATCAAAATTAATAGATTCAACAGCATTTAAATTAATAGATTTTTTAGAGCTAAATAGTAAATGATCCTCAGTTGTATTAAATACTAAACGACCCGAATTTAAAATAATTTGTCTACCAGCGTATTCATTTGGTTTAACTGGTGGGTTATTTTTATAGCTAAAGTAATCATTTATACTAGATGCTTCTAAAGGGATTTTTTGGGTGCTAGTAAAATAAACAGATGAATCATCGTTATTAACATCTTCTACAGTAGGAATCCAACCTTCATCAGTTTGAACTCCTTGACCATTTCTAAGTATAGTGATAGGATCTCCATTAGTTCCTGTAGTAGACCACGTATTTGGAGCATTTTTAACAGTAGAACCAAAACGAATAGAATTACCCCATCTACCTTCTACAATTTTATCTCCTTCAAATGGTAATAAAGGATGAATATCACCTCGCTCAATAAAAGTATTTCCTAAAAATATTTCGGTAGATTGATCTGTTACTCTTCTTACACTACCCACAGTAGTTTGAAGATAATCTTTTTGTTGTGCTGGGGGTAGTATATTAGAATTTTGTGGGAAGGCGTTATGGTGGGGATGATTCCAAAGACCTACAGTATTAATATAATAAATAGTTTTAGTAGTTGAAAACTCTCCAATATCAGTATTAGGTAAAGCTAATATATAAACTATTTCATTTATAAGAGGAAAAGATCTAAATGTGGGATCTAAGGGTTTAGCTGTAGGTAATAATTGAGTACTAGAATTAGGAGTAGCTACTGTTTCAAATTCAATAGTACCTAAAGCATTCCATCCTCCTAATTCTTCAAATCGTGGGTGAGATTCATCTAAAAGTATACTTTTTATTCTACCAAAAGCTAAATTATTCCCCCTTACCGTAGTATTACGTGGGACTTTTGGGGAAGAACTTAAACCTCTACTTTTTAAAGCCATCCTTATTCAGATTTAAACTTGTTTATTTCATCAAGTAATTGTTGTTTTTCTTCATCAGATATACCTAATGCGCTTTCTCCACCTTCACTGTTCATAGCACGTTGTGCTAAAGCAGCCATTTTAATTAGAAGGTCATCGTTTTTAACTCCTATTTCCATATATTCTTTAATTAATGGAACAATAAGAGTAGCATCACCTATATCTTCCATCATAGGTTTAAGCTCATTGATAAGGGTAGTTACCTGCTTATCTTTTTTCTGTTGGTTAGTATAAATCTCTTCTAATATATCTGAGAATTTTTTCTTACCAAATACTATTTTATCAAACTGGCTCATAGTTATAAATACTAAGTTATTTAAAATCTACATAACCATGCTCTAAATAATAGATATAGTTGCGTTTGAATATATCGTATAGTTGATTTGCTATTTTAGTAATTTTAGGTGTTTTAGCATCAACTTGCTCGCGGATATAAATGTATAGAGCTTTTTTATTAAATATGTCTATGTCTTCTCTTTTACGGAACAGTTCAAGAATGGCATCTGCTATCTGAGCATCTTCATCTTTAGCAAATAATTCAAAAATATTTTCAGTACAATACTCAGTATAAAGATCTATAAATAAAGATAATTTATCTTGGTGTGGGTCACTAGCTGTGGTTTCATCTATAACATATGAATGACGCTCGTCTTCCTCTATTCCTTCAACTGGTGCTTTATCAATTCTACGCTTGTAGTTTCGCGTATTTGATATAATTAGATATCGCTTAGTGATTGTACCAAAGTAAGAATATGCTTTGGATCCTTTAGTTTGATCATATAAATGCATTTTAGAGAGGAGGAAGGTGATTACCTCGTGTTGGAGATCCTCAATATTTTCTACCTCAGTATAGTAGAATTTAAAGGTATGGATAATATTCTCAGTTAATTTAAAGAAAGCATAGTGAATATATCTATGATATATCTTTTCTTTCTCTAAAGGATTAGTTGATTTATTATACCTTACTATGGCATCCTCAGTTTCTTGGGTAAAGTATTGTACCCCCTTAGCCTTTTTAGGCTTAGTCTCTATAGTTTCACTCATTTTTGTAGTTTGTAGGTAGCTAGTAGTTCAACTAACAATTTTAGTCGTTGAAAAAAGAAACCTACCTCATCATCAGATTCAAAAGTTCCTCTAGTATCTATTTCCTTGACTCTTTTATCTATAAATTTAATTTGCTCATCTATTTCTCTCATATAACCCTCATAATAAGAGATTATATCTTCAGCCCTTTCATTTTTCTTTAAAAGGTTAAAGGTCGTGAATCCTAGGACCACGACCAATAATAGTAAGATTGATATGATATAAATCATAAATTATCTAATAAATTTTTTAAACCTTCACTTCTAACAGAACTAAGTGCTTTTTGTTTTGCAGCAGCAGGAGTAGGCTTCTTGGTTTCCATTTTAAAGTTATTTTTAGCAGGGGCATTTCCGTTTAGTTTAGGCAACCACTCACGTTCAAACTCAATACGAGCAGCCATCATATCAGCAAAGTGAAGAACAAATGGGAGGCAAGTACGTGGTTTTTGCTCGGGCATATAAGTCATAAAATATTTCTTATTAGCCTCATCGTACAAACCATCGTGTGTTTGGATAGCGAGCATCTCGTTAAACGTATACTGGATACCGTGTGATTGGAGCATGAACAAACCACGGTCTGGGACTGAGGCAAATGCAAGTTTAGTATTGAACATATAGTCTTCACCTAGCTTATCTTTACGCCATTGATCAGTTTGGGGGATATATGACTCGTGTTCCTCATCTCCCATTTTACCTAAATCGTGATTGAGAGCAGCAAATACTAGTTCCTCAATAGTGTAACCAGATACGTCTGCATTTTCATCAGCCCACAATTGGTGTTGTTTAAGGGCACAACGTACAACACGAATAACGTGTTCTACATAACCCCCAGGAAAAGCATTGTGATATTCTTTTTTATGAGCAGCAGGCATAAGCATAATACGCTCAGCATACTGATTATAGAAATCAAGTAGTTTTTCTTTACGGGGTGAAGAGATGTGTTCTTCAATAATACCCAAAAATACATTCCAATTGTTTTGGATTTGTTCTGCTGTAAGGTTCATAACTTTAATTTAGATTAGTTTTGACGTTGTACCATCATTTTAAGATCACCGATAATATCGTGAGCTTCTTTGATAAGATTTTGGTATTGTTCTTTAGTTGTTGAGGGGCGAGTAATTAAAACATCCATAGAAGTTAATTTACCTTCTAGTTTTTCTAGTTTTTGTACTGCCAATTCTGGGTTTCGCATAATCGAATTTTTTAGTTATATAATAATATAATGATAGAGTGATATAAAATCACGCTTTATCCAATAGTTTTTTAATAGTGTCTTGGATTTTTTTAATATGAGCACACTTTTCGTATTCTTCTTTACCTTCAAAAAAACAAAGTGCCATTTCTGTTGCATAAAGTAGATTTGCATCTGTAAAAGTTGATAATGCATCTACGTCTACTCTACGCTTTAAATCTAGTTTAGAGATATAAAACCATGCTCTTGAATACGTAACCATATCAGCCATATTATCCCCTTGAGCTATTTCTTTTAATAATTCTTCTGGAAGGTGACTTTTTAATTGATGGTAAAATACTTGATTATTTAAAATGATCTTTTTAAACATACCAATCCAAAACATAGGAGTTTCTTGGATAATGATAATATCGCTAGCTTCTTCTGCTTTATTTTCTAGAGAAGAGCCATCAAATAAATTAAATATTTTATTGATATCCATCTGCATATACATATATGCTATAAGGGGAAACATATAGAATAAAAAAGAGCGAAAAACCGGGTTCGAACCGGCGACCCTGACCTTGGCAAGGTCATGCTCTACCAACTGAGCTACTTTCGCATTTTTGGTTTTTACACCTTGAGCCTCCTGTCGGACTCGAACCAACGACCTACTGATTACAAATCAGTGGCTCTACCAACTGAGCTAAAGAGGCTTATCGGGAGGTTTTTTTCTAAGACGCTATCGGTTCACGTACCTCCCACTTTGAATTCTTTTCTCCGAAGTCAACCACTATTGGTGCACCAATGTGGATTTATTTATACAC